GACCACATTCATCACTGAATTACCTGACGCCGGCTGAATTTGCAGCGGGCTGGCGAAACGGGAAATATGAAGAAAAACCAACCGACATTACTAACTGAAGGTTGTATCTAACTCTGGGGGCAGGTCACCCACATCGCACAGAGGTAAGACATGTCAGAGATCACTGCATCCGAGCAAATCCGCCTGGATATAATCAAGAAAGTTAATTATGACACCGCAGCGGCCAAGCTGGCCATTGACTGGGTAGGCGACAGCTATCTGAAGTCTGAGCTATTCGCTGACTCTTTCGATCGTGTTTTCACGGAAAGTGAGATTGTCTCGAAGACCCGTAAGGCAATCCAGGAAGCGACCGAAGCGCTGGCGCTGTTTGATACTGCCGCTGAGAAAGTCAGCTAAGGCATTACAGCAGGCATTCATCGAGTGCCTGTGATAATGTTAAAGCTCCTGTATAAGGGGCAGTTGTATGATATCATGCAACGAAGCAACCAAGCTATGGAAAGTCCGGGTAATGGTTTGGAGTGAATGTGACGTTTAGCAGCGGTGGTATAAATGGCTACTTTTTCCTGTTGCTTAGTATGTGGCCAGTGCTAATGGTTTTATTCCTGGGATTGTCTCCTGCATTTTACGGTGTGTTAATGCCTAAAACGGCAATTGCTTGTCTGGTGATCGCTGCAGCCTTTGGCATTGGTGGGTGGTTCTATGGATTGTGATCTAAGTAACATTTGGTCAGGTTATAAACTGGTATCTGACCGCATTACAGCAGGTATTCATTGAGTGCCTGTGATAATGCCCGTCAGACAATGGACTGATATCATTGTCTGTTTCTCCCGGTGTATTTTGAAATACTCAATACTCTCATAACGTCTCTGCCTGCCAACATCAGAACGCCAGAGGTTAGTTAGCCGGATAGATGCACCTCTCTCTGTTGGCTCCTGAGAGATTCTTTATACGCTGGTTGGTAGTGACCAAAGGCCGCATAATTTTGCGGCCTTTTTCATTTCTGTAAAATGAAAGTCCTCAGGCGGTTAACGATGCTCTGGACCATGGAAGTGATCTCCACCATGTCCGCCGCTATGAGGCCCAGGGGGAAGGAAACATCCTGAAAGAGACAGCGCACCACAGATCACAAAAACAGCAAGCATAATTCTTTTCATAATAACTCCTGAACTAAAGAGCCTTAATTCCAAAACATAAAAGTGAATATTTTATGGAGAATCAGTAATTCCTTTTTCTCCCTCACGTTAAATAGGAATAATCCATGGCAAAACCGGACTGGGGCGAGCTTCAGCGACGGTTCCTGTCCGATCATGCCGCAACCGGCGTATCACCGAAGGATTGGTGTGAAGCGCAGGGACTGAATTACGCTACTGCCCGCCGATACATCAAGAAACCCACTGCGCAAACTGCGCAAAAACCTGCGCAGAAGAAACTGCGCACTGCGCAAAAGGAAAAGTGCGCAGAAGAGCTGGTGGATGATGATGGCCTCACCGATCAGCAACGTTTATTTGTCGCAGAATACCTGAAGGACCACAACGCCACGCAGGCCGCTATCCGTGCCGGGTACAGCAAGAAGACTGCTGAACAAATTGGCTATCAGCTGCTTCAGAAAACTTCAGTTGCGCAGGCCATTGCGCAGCAGCAGAAAGCATCCATTGTGCGCACGCTTGGCAGCGCGGATGAAGTGCTTGAGCAGATGTGGCGGCTGGCAACATTCGACGCCAACCAACTTTCTCAGTATCGCCGCGGGAGCTGCCGTTACTGCTGGGGCTTCGGTCACCAGTATCAATGGCGCGATGCGGTTGAGTTCGAAGAGAAGCTGGCTGAGGCTTTAGCGAAGAAAGGGAAAGAGCCAAACGACAGAGGCGGCTACGGTTACGACCATACCAGCTCGCCTAACCCGAAATGTCCTCGCTGTAATGGTGATGGCGTCGGCCAGCCATTCTTCGCCGATACGCGCAAGCTGGCGCCTGATGCTGCGTTTGCCTATTCCGGCGTTAAGCTCGGGAAGAATGGCGTGGAGATAACCGCTATCAGCCGCGAGCGAATGTACGAGGCGGTGATGAAACGTCTCGGCCTGGCTGACAGTGAGTTCACCCAGCGTCTACAGCAGATTGAAATCGAGCGCCGGCAGCTGGAGATCGACAAGCTCCGTAAAGAGCTGGCCGCTGACCCGGAAGATGACGAACCAACGCCAGTTGCGATCAATATCAACGTAGTCGATGCGCGAGTGAGGGAAGAGGATGGCGATAGCTCCGACGCTTAACGTTCCCCAGGCTCGTTTTCTGGCTATGCAGCAGAAGTTCAAAGCCTATGTAGCTGGTTTTGGATCCGGAAAGACATGGGTTGGCTGCGGTGGAATATGCAAAGGGTTTTGGGAGTTCCCCAAAATAAACCAGGGCTACTTTGCCCCGACCTATCCTCAGATCCGCGATATCTTCTACCCCACGGTGGAAGAAGTTGCTCACGACTGGGGACTGAAAGTCAAAATCGTTGAAAGCAACAAAGAGGTCCATTTCTACAGTGGGCGCCAGTACCGCGGCACGACAATTTGTCGGTCGATGGAAAAGCCCGACACGATAGTAGGCTTTAAAATCGGCAATGCGCTGGTGGATGAACTCGACGTTCTGAAAGCGGATAAGGCGCGTCAGGCGTGGCGAAAAATAATCGCGCGTATGCGTTATAAGGTTGATGGTCTGCGTAATGGCATTGACGTGACCACCACACCTGAAGGATTTAAGTTCGTCTATAACCAGTTTGTTAAGGCTGTGAGGGAAAAGCCTGAACTGAGGTCGATGTATGGTCTGGTACAGGCTTCGACATTCGACAACGAAAAGAACCTGCCGGATGACTATATTCCTTCGCTCCTGGCGAGTTACCCGCCGGAATTGATCAAGGCATATCTGAATGGCCAGTTTACTAACCTGACCAGCGGCACCATTTATCATCAGTTCGACAGGGTGCTGAATAATTCCAGTGAGGAAGAGCAGCCAGGTGAAGCGCTGTATATCGGGATGGATTTCAACGTCGGGAAGATGGCAGGGATCGTCCATGTATTGCGGCTCGGCTTACCGCACGCGGTAACCGAGATTATCAACGCTTACGATACGCCCGACATGATACGCATCATCAAGGAGCGTTTCTGGCTGTATGCCGACGGAGACTACCGCAAGGTCCGCGAGATTTATATTTATCCGGATGCCTCTGGTGATTCCAGGAAGTCAAACAACGCCAGCAAAACAGATATTGAGCAGCTCCGGCAGGCCGGATTTAACGTCATCGTTGATGATGCTAACCCGCCGGTAAAGGACCGCATCAACTCCATGAACGCCATGTTCTGTAATGGTAATGGTGATCGTCGGTACAAGGTGAATGTGGCCCGTTGCCCGGTCTATGCCGACTGCCTGGAACAACAGGTGTGGGATAAAAACGGCGAGCCGGATAAAAAGAGCGATAACGATCACCCCAACGATGGCGCCGGTTACTTCATTGTGAAGCAATTCCCAATCGTTCGACCTGCATTCTCTATTTCACTGGACACGACATTCTGATGGCCAATAACGATATTACTTATGTTCGCCCTGAGGTCAGGGCGGCGATGCCCGTGTGGAAAAAAATTCGTGACGTGTGCAAAGGGGCTGATGCTGTAAAGGCCGCCGGGAATGAATACCTCCCTTTTCTGGATCCGTCCGATAAGTCTGCACGCAATAAAAAGCGCAATGCTGATTACATTCAGCGCGCCGTTTTCTACGCGATAACGGGCAATACAAAAGTGGGTCTACTGGGGCTGGCATTCAGAAAAGACCCGACCATGACCGCGCCGGATAAACTGAATTATCTTCGTGACAACGCCGATGGTGCTGGTGCCAGCATTTATCAGCAGTCCCAGCAGGTTACAGAAAATATTCTGGAGGCCGCGCGCGAGGGGCTTTATACGGATTATGCAGCTGAGACCGACGAGGCGATCATCCTTCGTTATCAGGCGGAAAGCATCATTAACTGGCGCACCAAACGCATCAATGGACGTGATCAACTGGTGCTGGTGGTTTTACGCGAATGCATGGAAAAGGAAGATGGTTTTGCGTACGAGGATGAAATCCAGTATCGCGAACTGGCTCTGGAGAACGGAAAGTTTGTCTGCCGGGTATGGCGAAAGTCAGCTGACGCAGGCTCTTTTTCCGTCACTTCCGAGTATCATCCTAAGCCAAAAGGTGAGGATTTCTGGGATGAGATCCCCTTTACCTTCGTTGGTGCGCAGAATAATGATCCCACCATCGACGAGTCGCCTTTAGCCGCCCTCGTTGAAATTAACCTTGGCCATTATCGTAATTCGGCAGATTACGAAGACAGCGTATTTTTCTGCGGTCAGGTTCAGCCGGTGATTTCCGGTCTTGATACCGCCTGGCGTGACTGGCTGCAGGATAAGGGAATTCGTGTCGGTTCTCGTTCTCCATTCCTGCTGCCGAAGGAGGGGAGTTTTACCTATGCTCAGGCGCAACCAAACACCCTGGCTAAAGAGGCGATGGACAGTAAGCGTGATTATTCTGTTCAGCTTGGCGCCCGGCTTATCGAGCAGAACGGCGCGGTTAAAACCGCCACGCAATCCAGCGGCGAGCAAACCGCATCCACATCGGTGCTCGGCATTTGCGTTTCCAATGTCTCGGAGGCCTATACGCTGGCGCTCGGCTGGTGCGCCAGATATCTCGGCATTAAAGGCGAGGAATATCGTTACAGCATCAATCAGGAGTTTATCGCCAAAGTCGCAGAATCCGGCATGGTAACGGCAATCGTCAATGCCTGGCAGTACGGTGCGATTCGCGACACTGATATGGTCAGAGCTCTGCAGAGGCTTGACCTGATAGATCCTGCTGACGACCCTGAAACTGTCATTGACGCTATTCGTAACGGCGCGCCTAACCTGATTGGTGGCAATAATGGCAACGGCGAATGACAAACTGCAGGATGAATCCATAGCCCACGCTATATGGGTTAGTCGCTACAGCACCGGCGTTGCCAACAGGATGATAAAAGTTCTGAATGACAGCGACGCCGAACTTACCGCCAGGCTGCTGGTGGCTATCGATACGCTGGATCCCGAGAGCTTTACCGTTTCGCGTCTGGAAGCGTTACTGGTCAGTGTCAGGGCGATAAACAAGGATGCGATTCAGTCGATGTATGCAGCTCTTACTGCCGAGTTGCAGGAACTGGCGAAGCACGAAGCCACTTTTCAGATGAGCCTCTTCCAGTTTGCTATTCCCGACGATGTTCTTGCTCTTCATCCGCTGGTGGGCATCTCCCCGGATGCGGTTTATGCCGCGGCGATGGGGCGTCCATTCCAGGGACGTTTGCTGAGTGAATGGGCCAGCAACCTCGAAGCTGATCGGATGGCGCGGATATCCAATACGGTGCGGCAGGGATTCCTGCTGGGCGATACGCAGGAGCAAATCGCAAAAAAGGTCCGTGGCCATGCTAATCGTGGTTACCAGGATGGTGCGCTGCAGATGAGCCGGGCCAATGCAGCCAGCATTGCAAAAACGGCAGTAGGGCATCTTGCATCGACAGCCAGACAAAGCTTTGCGTCGGCGAACGACGACATTCTGAAGGGTAAGCAGTGGTTATCTACTTTGGATAACCGGACATCAAAGGATTGTCGGATCCGCGACCGTCTCAAGTACACGCTGGATAATAAACCGATAGGGCACAAGGTGCCTTATCTGCAGGGACCTGGAAAAATCCACTTTTGCTGTCGGAGCACTGAAACTTACATCCTGAAATCGTCCGAGGAGTTGGGTATCAAAGTCGGCGAAATCAAGGACAGCTCGCGCGCCAGTATGGATGGACAGGTTCCGGCTGATACGACTTACCAGGACTGGTTCTCCCGGCAGTCGTTCACGCGACAAGCTGAGATTGTCGGAGAAACGCGCGCCAGGCTGATTCGTGATGGCGGCATGTCTGCCGATGAATTCTACAACGACAGGGGCGAGTGGCTGACGCTTGACCAATTGCGCAACCGTGACGCGCAGGCGTTTAAGGATGCCAGAGTGTGATAGAGTAAATTCGTGGTGAATGCAGGATGCTGACCTGCGCGCCAAAGCGTCCCGTGAGAAACGGGCAAGCCGGAAACCAGACTCACTTCGGTGAGTCCCCGCCGTTCTGAAGTATCAGAATGCCGTGGCAGCACCGGCCACCACACCTAATTGTATTGTCAGTGGCTAGGGTCGCTCCCGAAAAGCGGAATCGTCACCGCCTACCACCAATAACCCGACAAGCAACGAGACGAGGTTGTTATGGATTCACAAAAACAAAGAGACCTTATTGCAAGCCTGTATGAAGAGCTGGTAATCGCAAGAGGGCTCATTAAAGAGATTTGCACAGTGCGAAGCATTGCAGAGCCAAAGTCTTCTTTGCAGAGAATGGATAAAGCCATTAAAGATGCAAAAGAATACATGCTAGAAAATAGCTAAATGAAGAGGTCGCCTTAGCGCGGCTTTTTTATTATCTGAAATTTACAACAGGCTGCCTAAGGGCGGCCTTTTTTATTGGGCCAGGCCCACAGTTACTATCCCAAGGGGACAACATGCTTATTCGTAACATGCTCATTAAATATTATTCGGCAGCTGGTGGTGAAGGTGGTGATGGCGGTGGCTCCGGTAGTGGTGCGCCCGAGATTACGCCGGAAATCCAAAAGCTGATCGATGAGCAGGTCAGTGCTCAGGTTTCAGGCCTGAAAAATAAAAATAGTGAGTTACTCGGTAAGCTCAAAGAGTCCACTGAGTCGCTTAAGCGTTTTGAAGGTATCGATCCTGACGCGGTGAAAACCATTCTCCAGCGCTTTTCTGATGATGAAGAGGCGCAACTGATCGCCGCCGGGAAAATTGACGAGGTACTGGATAAACGCACTGAGCGGCTACGTGCTGATGTTGATAAGCAAATCAAAGCCGCTAATGAACGCGCTGAAAAGGCGGAAGCGTTCTCCAACAAATTCCGTGATCGTGTCCTGGGTGATGCTATCCGCAGTGCAGCGCTTAAGGCAGGCGCGCTGCCAGAAGCATCCGACGATCTGATTCTTCGTGCTAAAGGCACATTCCAGCTCAACGACGAAGGCGAGGCCGTAGCAGTTGATGCAAATGGCGATGTTCTGTTCGGTAAAGACGGCAAAACTCCGCTCACCCCGGTTGAGTGGGCTGAATCTCTGAAAGAGACGGCCCCGCACCTGTTCCCTCGCGCCGAAGGCTCCGGGGCTGGTGGTCATAAACCCGGTGGCGGTGGCGGTAGTCTGAAACGTTCAGAAATGAGCTCAAGCGACAAAGCGGACTACATCCGCAAACATGGCCAGCAGGCCTATCTCAAATTGCCTAAGTAAGGACTAATCAATGCCTACGACCGTAAACAGTGACCTGATTATCTATGACGACCTCGCGCAGACTGCGTTTCTTGAGCGTCGCCAGGATAATCTGGAAGTCTTCAACGCCGCTTCAAACGGCGCAATCATTCTCGACAACGAACTGATCGAGGGTGATTTTCGCAAGCGCACCTTCTATAAAGTCGGTGGTTCTATCGAATCGCGCAACGTTAACTCCACCGACCCGGTAACGGGTAAAAAAATCGGTGCCGGTGAATCTGTCAGCGTTAAGGCGCCGTGGAAATACGGCCCGTATGAAACCACTGAGGAGGCGTTTAAACGTCGGGGTCGCGACGTTAGCGAATTCTCCGAGGTGATCGGCGTCGACGTCGCTGATGCGACGCTTGAAGGGTATATCAAGTATGCCCTACAGGGTCTTGTTGCAGCCATTGGCGCAAATGCTGACATGACGGTATCCGCGGATATTGCCACTGATGGTAAGAAAACGCTGACCCGTGGCCTGCGTAAATACGGCGATAAATTTAACCGTGTTGCGCTGTTCGTTATGCATTCCACGACCTATTTCGACATTGTTGATCAGGCTATCGACAACAAAATTTACGAAGAAGCTGGCGTGGTGGTTTATGGCGGAAAGCCAGGCACGTTGGGTAAACCGGTGCTGGTAACTGACACCATGCCAGTTGATGCGATTCTGGGGCTGGTGGCCGGCGCGGTATCCGTAACGGAATCACAGGCTCCGGGCTTCCGTTCCTACGATATTAACGACCAGGAAAACCTTGCCATTGGCTATCGCGCAGAGGGTACGGTTAACGTTGAACTGCTGGGTTACAGCTGGGATGAGACGAAGGGCGCTAACCCTGACCTGACCAAAATCGGCACCGGCGCGAACTGGAAGAAACATTTCACCAGTAACAAATCCACTGCAGGCGTACTGATTAAGCTGGAAGCCCCTGCGGGGGAGTAACCCTGTCAGTGGATAAAACTTCCGCAACTGCTGACAGTACCGACGCGGTGACCGTTTCGCTCAAGTACACCAGAAATGGTGCCGGAGTCTCCGGGGCAGCTGTGGCGTGGACGTCTACTGGCGGCACGCTAAGTGCTTCGACGTCACAGACAGGGTCTGCTGGTGGCTCGACCGTGAAACTCACCTCTGATACGGCCGGCTCCTTCACGGTGACAGCTACCGTTGACGGCGTAGTGAAAACAACTGAAGCGATCGCGTTCACTGCTCCAGCGGGTGGTTAACTGACGGGGCGAAAGCCCCGTTTCTTTTGGTGAGGATCCGATGACCGTTTATATAACAATCCAGGACGTTGACGAGTTGCTGGGGGATACCTGGGCTGCCGCCGACAAAAAGGTTAAAGCCGTGCTCCAGGCAAACACCTGGATGACGGCGCTTAACCTTCAGGATATCGACCCGGAGCATATTCCTGAAGAAGTTAAGCAAGCCGGAGCGTTTATCGCTTCCGTAGCCGCTGCAGGCAATCTGTATCAGCAAAAAACAGATTCCGGCGTGGTGACGAGCAAAAGCGTTGAGGCCGACGATGTGAAGGTTTCCCGCACTTTTGCCGAGCTTTCAACCACCAGCACTGAATTACTCGATCCTGATTTGCAGCTGGCGCTGGATATGCTCAAACCGTGGATGATTAACCCTTTCCAGACGTTCTTTGTGAGGGCGTGATATGTCCGATTTGAAGGTGGTCCCATTTCAAAAGCCCAGCCATCACAACCTCGATAACGACCAGGTTATTCGCCTGCTGAAACAGGCTCTGGAGAGAGCCGAAAACGGCGGCTGCCACAGTGTCGCAGTGATACTGCTTGATGATGAGGGTAACGCGATTGATTGCTGGCATAACGGTGGACGTCCCTATGTGATGGTTGGCGCTATGGAGTCGCTTAAAACCGACTTTATCCATGCTCATATTGAGCGGCGGTAAGGGGGTAACATGCAAAATCCATATGTGCATTATGCCGGCGACGGGCTCGGTCCCCGCGATGTGTTTGTGAATGGAAACCCGATCAGACATGTCGTTTACGCAAATCAGGCAAAGGGTGTTGTAGAGTTTGCTCCGCTCCCGCTGCGGGTTAAGCGCAATGGCGAAATTTATACCCGCAAACTCCACGGTACAGTGATCGTTAAACCTCAGCAGCGTATTGGTGGGTGCAATGGGCATTCGTGACGAGCTGCAAACCGAAGTCGCCGCGGCATTCGATACCGACCTGCAGGATGCCGTTAAGGATTTCACTGGGTCATATACCGTTCGGGGTGCCTGGGACCCGGTGACGGAAACCGGCACTGAAACGCAGGTGACTTACTCGGGGCGTGGAGTACTGGCGCGCTATAAGCTGCGCCGTATCGATGGCGTTAACATTCTGCATGGTGATGTGAAGCTAACCGCACTGGTTAACGAGGTGACTGATAAGCCGGCCGTCGGGCATATCATCACCGCACCGGATCCGGTTACGGGTGAGCTTCAGCGCTACGAGGTCATCACCGCTTCTGCCGACTCTGCTGGCGCTGCGTACTCCATTCAACTGCGGAGGGCGTGATATGGCTAAGGGCTGGAACATTGACCCGGCGGCATTCGCCGGGCTGGTGGCAGAAGATGTCAAACTACGCCAGCGGACAATCGCCATTCAACTGCTGAATGAAATCGTTCAGCGGTCGCCGGTAGGAAACCCGGAGCTGTGGGCCATTAACGCGACTGCGGTTCAGTACAACAAAGCTGTTGGGGAATGGAACGAATCTCTTTATGCCGATCCTGCCAACCTGACAAAGACAGGCCGTCTCAGAAAGAAAGTCCGTGTTAATGACAGCATGGATATCAGGCGGCCGGCTGAGTATCGCGCAGGAACCTTCAGGGCATCGCATTTCGTCAGCATCGGCGAACCTAATCATTCCGTCCCGACCGAACCGGATGCGCGCGGGACAATGACGTTTCTTAATGGCAAAAATATCATTGACCAGGCGCCAGCCTACTCGGTGATTTACATCCAGTCGAACCTGCCTTACTCCGTGCCTCTGGAGAATGGCCACTCAACACAGGCGCCGACAGGCGTCTATGCCGTCTCGTTTAATGGTGTTATTCAGGCCTACAAATGACCCTTACAGAAATCAGAAACGCTGTCATTTCCCGAATGGCGGCACAGACCGCTATTGCCTCTGATGCGGTGGATTATCCCAATGGCCCGGTATTTGACCCCAGTAACCGCGATATCTGGGCCCGACTAACCAACATTGCTGGGCAGGCTGGCGCAACCGAGATCGGGGACGGGCCGGTAGTCCACAGGACGGGCTTACTCATCATTCAGCTTTTTGTTCCGGTCGGTTCCGGGACGTTGCTTATCTCCCGAACGGCCGATCAGCTAACGGAGCTATTCGAGTTTAAGGATGACGGAAAGCTGAGTTATTTCGCTGTTTCTGCTGTGCCGGCGGGTGAGACCGATGGCTGGTTACAGCTCAATCTTCAAATTCCTTATCGCGCTCTGTAGCGCACAAAAAACAGGAGGCTCCTGTGAGCTCAGGTGCAAAAGTAGTAGCCGCGTTTATTCGCGAGACAACGCCAGGAATCACGCCTACAGCAGGGGCGTGGAACCTGCTGCGTCGTTCTTCATTTGGTCTGAAACCAACGCAGAACACCAACGACAATGACGAAATCGCTGGTGACCGCATGGCGCAAGGTGTTTCACGCGGCACAGTGGATGTCGGCGGCGATGTCGGCACGCGGTTTCGCTGGAACCAGCATGATGATTTTCTTGCCAGCTGCTTCGGTTCCGAATGGCTAAATAACGTGCTAACGATGGGTAATGGTCGCATTACGTTCTCCGTGGCGACTTTTGCCAGTGATGTGGGGATCGCCCAGATTGCCCGCGGTTGCCAGGTTGGCACCTTCCAGATGGAAATCCCGGCCGATGGTGATATCACTGCAACCATTACGTTTGCAGGGCTGGACTGGGAGACGAAGGGGGACGATACCAGCTATTTCACCGCGCCGGTGGATTTAGCGGGGGCGCTGCGTTACTCCTTCAAAGAGGTCACGAACATCCGGCTAAATGGTGTTGATGGCGGGACAGGTTTCTGCGTCGACACCTTCAACATCCAGTTCAACAACAATATGCAGACTCAGCGCTGCATCGGTACCGGTTCGGCATTCGCCGGCGCAAACATTCCGACAACCTTTACCCCGTCAGGTCAAATCACGCTGTCATGGTCAAAGGCTGCCTGGGAGGTTTACAAAAAAACGTTCACCGGCGAAACGGTGCCGTTTAGCTTCACGCTGGAGAATGCTGAAGGCGCCTATACCTTCGATTTCCCGGAAGTGCAGATCTCCGGCGACTGGCCGGATGCGGGGAGCACTGACATTGTTCAGGTTCAGCTGGATATCACCGCGGCCAATACTCCGCCGACGATTACGCGCGTGCCTAAAGTGCCGGCGACGGCAATCATTGTTGCGCCAGCCACTTCAACTGGGGCCGTGGGATCCACGGTGACGTTAACCGCCACGCATACGCCAGCTGATTCAACTGATACCGTCCAGTGGACGTCATCGGATCCGACTATCGCCAGCGTGGTTTCTACCGGGCAGAAAACAGCGAAAGTCACACGTAACGCAGCCGGTACTGCAACCATCACCGGTAAGGCCCGCACCTTTACCGCAACGTCTGAAATCACCGTTACCGCGCCTTAATTTACCTGGCCCGTTCTGCAGTCATCGCGGAACGGGCTTTTTTGGGAGTCTTTATGCTGATTATTTCTTCTCAAATTGATTTGAACGGAGAACGCTGGTTTTACCCTTACAAAAAGCCAGCAGGAAGTAAAAAGAAATTCACGCCGGAAGACGAGGCGCTATTTAAACTCCGTCTGCTGGTGGCCAGTAGCGAGAATCCACAATACCGCTCACGCAATGCGCTGGTGCGGCGCCATATCGACAAAATGGACGCGAGCTACCAGGTCGGTACGGATGCTTTCGATCTCGCCAGTGTGGGCGAGATCGACTCTGTTGATGACCTGCTGATCGATAACGCCGCTCGGTTCCTGCTGAAAGGTTGGGAGGGGGTGGGCCAATTGGTGGATGGCTCAGAGGTTGCTCTCGACTATACCCCAGAGCTCGGGATCGCCATGCTGAAACAGTACCCGGATTTGTACTGGCGGATACTGGCCGAGGCCGCAAGCATTGCTCAGGGTAAGGAGCAGCAGACTCAGGAAACCGTAAAAAAGCCATAGAGGCCCAAAAGTGGCTAAAGGAATTCGCTGGCGAACAGGGCGAGAAAGCAAAGTGGCGCAGGGAGAAACTAAATCTCCCGCCCATTCCAGAGCCTGAAATCGATGCAGTTACTGGGGAGATCCTCAACGCTTACGCCATGATATCGCGCGGCAGGAAGTATGCCGGCATGGCCGGAGTGCCGCTCCCTCTATCCCTGAACGATATTGAGCTTTACCTGGCATCGCGCACCATCCTGATCGACCGCATTGAGTTTGACGCAGCCATACTGGCTCTCGATGATGCCTGGAGGGCTGAGTGGGCAGAGGCACAGAAACGTGCAGCGGATAAGAAAGGAAGCAACTGACCTACCATTAATGGTGGTCCATGCTCCTGAAAGTCGATGATAGGATGTTTCCGATTGCAATCAAAGGAAACATATAATGAAAAAAGTCATCGCTTTGGCGCTTGGAGCGCTGTTACTTTCTGGTTGTACAGTACGTGTTGCAGATTTGACTGTGGCGAGTACTAAAAATTACAACCTCAATGGGGGTAAGTTCTATAAAGGGAAACGTGTAACAGCAGAAGATAGCTATCCGGTTATCATCTTCCCTCTTGGCATCCCGAACGTTAAAACAGCCGCTGATCGAGCGATTGAAAAAGATCGCTGTGCAGTTGGTCTGTCTGACGTAGTTGTCACTCAACTTAACCACTCCTTCCTGTTCGGTAAGATTGGTCTGCGTGTTGAGGGTAATCTTGTGATTGACCGCAGCCTGCTGGGTTGTGAGAACGCAAGCTGAATGATAAAGCCACCATCTGGTGGCTTTTTAATTTATGGGGTAGACAAGTGAAGATTATTGGATACTTAGCGATTGTAATAGGGGTGATCTTTGCTGTATCGGCGCTATTTATGGATGTGACAGTAGCGACAAGCGGTGGCTATAGGGTTAACAATCTTGGATTAATATCATCGCGCCAAAATTATATGATATTTGGAGGTTTCGTAGCCATCGCAGGTATCATTATTGCTCTGGTGGGAGATAAGCTAAAAGCGTCCGGAACTTCAGTCAAATGCCCTTACTGCGCAGAATTAATAAATTCCGAAGCGGTGAAGTGCAAGCATTGCGGGAGTGATGTAACTCCTTCGAAGATAATAGCTAACACTGACAATACTGGAGCTAGTGATAGGCTGGCTGATGTCAATGTAAAGTTAATCGCTGGAATTGCAATTACTGTCTTTGCGGTGATTATCGTAGCAATAATGTTTTACCGCCAATGAAGTAAAGACCCGACAGTTTCAAAAAGTTCCAACCTCGCTTTGGCGGGGTTTTTTATTGCCCGGAGAAAAGCACGTGACAGAACAAACCTCCCGCCTGGCCATTATTATTGACAGCTCTGGGGCAGAAAAGCAGGCTGACAATCTCGCAACTGCACTTGTAAAAATGACGCAGGCAGGTGAACGTGCTGCCACCAGTGCAGGGAAAGTGACAAAGGCCACTGATGAAGAAAAACAGTCCCTTTCTGAACTTTTAGATCGTATCGACCCGGTAAACGCCGCCCTGAACAAACTGGATAAACAACAGCAGGATCTTGCGAAATTCAAATCCAAGGGGATGGTAGATACCGATACATTCGATCTTTATTCAAAGAAAATCGAGGAAACACGAAACAGGCTAACAGGATTTCGCGACGACCTTGGTAAAACCGGCCAATCCGCCGCCCAGACCGCCTATGCCATGCGCATGATCCCGGCTCAGATGACAGATATTGTTGTCGGCTTATCCACCGGTCAGTCTCCGTTTATGGTGCTGATGCAGCAGGGCGGGCAGTTAAAAGATATGTTTGGTGGTATTGGTCCGGCAATTAAGGGTGTGGGCACCTATGTTATGGGGTTGGTTAACCCTTTAACTCTTGCAGCTGCGGCGGTCGGATTTCTTGGTCTGGCCTATTACAAAGGCACTCAGGAGCAGGACGAATTTTATAAGTCTCTCGTTCTCACTGGTAATCTGGTAGGCAAAACTTCCGGTCAACTGGCAGATATGGCGGCCCGTGTATCGGTCGCAGCTAACTCCACAACCGGTGCAGCAGCTTCAACGCTGAATCAGTTGGTGTTATCCGGTAAAGTAGCTGGCGACTCATTGGAGCGCGTGACAACCGCCATTGTTAAGACCAGCGAGGCGACGGGCATTGCTACCGATAAGCTGGTTGGTGATTTCAACGACATTACTGCTGACCCGGTTGCGGCCATTACCAAACTTAACGACCAGTACCACTTTCTGACACTGGCAACCTACAACCAGATTAAAGCGCTACAGGATGAAGGTAATCAGCAGGATGCTGCACGGGTGGCTACTGATGCTTACGCCAATGCCATGCAGCAGCGTGCGAATGATATTCATCAGAATCTTGGTCTTCTTGAAAGTGCATGGGACTCGCTGGGTAAAACGGCCAAAGGCGCCTGGGATGCGATGCTCAATATTGGGCGTGAACAAACACTAACGGATAAACTTGCCACCTTAAACGAAAATATTGCTGAAGCCCAAAAAGGGCAAAAAGATGGTGGGTTCTGGAACAGTTTTAGCGCGAGGTTTACCAACCTCCCGGAGATGATAAAACAGAGAGATTTGCTCGAATCAGTTGCCAATCTTCAGGGGGATGTAACCAAAGGACAGGCGAAGGCTAAGGAAGCCGAACAGCAAAGAATTAAAACGCAGCAGGAAGCAGATCGCGTTAACCAGCAATATCTGAGCAATGCGGATAAGCGCAATAAAGCTATTAAGCAGCAAAGCGAATTCCTGAAGGCTGGTGCAATTACTGCAGAGCAATATGCAAAAAATGTTTCTCGCATTAACGAGATGTACAAAGATCCGAAACCACCCAAGACGCCAAAGGGTAAAGCATATACCGAGGACGCAGCAACCAGGTTGCTTGATCAGATAAACCAGCAGACCGCTGCCATGCAGTCCCAGCTTGACGCCAGTGACAAGCTTAACAGCGCAACTCAGGCGCGGGTTAAGTTCGAACAGCAAATTACTGACCTCAAGTCTAAAACGCAGCTCACCGCTGACCAGAAATCGATCCTTTCCCGTTCAGATGAAATCCTCCAGGCGTATAAGCAGCAGGAGGCACTGCAAAACTCCGTAAAAACCCTGGACGATTACCGGAAGATGCAGGAACAGGTAAAGACGAAGGATGAGCGGACCAACGATCTGCTTAAAACCCGCCTTGAACTACTGGAGAAGGCCAAAGCAACCGGGCAACTCAAACCCGGTGAATATGAAAAAACGCGGGCAGATATTTATCAAAATACCGATATGCAACTGCCCTCGACGGTTCGTAATGTTGTAGGAAACCTGACACCCACAGGAGGGCGACTCTCTGGAACTTTTGAGGGGATGCAGGGGCAAATCAACGAATATGACCAGGCTCAGCAAGAGCTCCAGCGCTGGCTGGCAGCTCAGGAGGAAGCTTATGCGAAGGCCGGCGAAATAACTGCCGAGGGTGAGGCCAGAATGACCTCGATTCGTCAGCGTGCAGCGGATGCAAATCAGGTCATAGAGGCTCAGAAAAACACCATCATATCTGCGGCCACGCAGTCCTTGTTTGACAGTACCGCCGACATCATGCGAACGGGGTTTGGTGAGCAATCGGCAATCTACAAGGTCGCTTTTGCTGCGAGCAAGGCATTCGCTATCGCGGATTCAATGGTGAAAATCCAGCAGGCTATAGCAAGCGGTGCAGTTAGCGCGCCTTATCCGGCCAACATCATCGCTATGGCCTCAATCGCTGCGCAGACCGCCAGTATCGTCTCAAATATCCAGGCTGTTTCAGGAGTTGGATTCGCCTCCGGCGGTTACACCGGCCCCGGTGGTAAGTATCAGCCAGCGGGTATTGTTCACAAAGGAGAGTACGTCTTCGACCAGGCATCAACGAACCGGATCGGCGTGTCTCAGCTTGAGGCACTTCGAAATGGCAAACCGCTTGATGCAACTCTGGGGCGTACAGGGTTTGGTACTGGTGTTCAGAACGTTAACAGCGATAACCGTAGGCAAACAACTGTACACGCGCCGATTAATCAGGAGTTTCATCTCCAGGGTATTACTCCGGAGCAGTTGAGCGCTACACTCAATCAGAATAATCGACTGCTTTCCAGGCAGTTAAAAGGTGAACTCACAAAGGAGGTTACCATGCCACAAGGGGCTTTTGGCAACGCTCTAAAAGGAAACTATACACGACACGGTCCTAGGTAAGCTAAACTGCATTAGCTGAGACTTGATTAGGTAGGTAAGTCTAGCAATCTGAGTAGGTGCAAGAAAACACAAGGATCTTATTAATGGAAGCGTTGTTAACATTTACATTTAAAGACTTTATAGCTTTTATGATTCCTCTTTTTATTGGCGGGCTTATCTTCAATAGGAGACGTAAACGTAAGGAGGTCCGAGTGAAGTTTTCATTTCTTTGGCTTGTTTTGATAGTTGGTGGAACTCTTGAAATATGTGATGAGATTTACACAACTTACTCCTATAGGCATAATCACTTATATAATAATGATACGCTTACAACCGTGTTTAACTATGATTTTGCAAAAATTGTTTTTTGTGGGGTTTTGATCTTTGTTTCTATTGCGCTTCTTCTTCAGGAGTTGCTTTTAAACAAGCAGTCATATTGACGTATATTTCCTGTCGGCACGTCGCCCTTTTTTATTTTGATATGGGGCTGTGCCGAAACAATGTAAGCTCACATTAAAGTCAATAAAATTAATATATTGATAATGCTGTTTTTTCTGATTTCTTTTAGCTCTTAAGATGAGCTGATAAATATATCGCCTTGTGTTTGTGTCGATTCAATAAGATTTTTATCTTCGTTAATCTGAACCAAAAAATCAGAGATTTCTTCGATTCCATCGTGCTTTATTCTGAAATGAATATCCTCCTGAGGTTAATGGTGAAATTTTATTCGAGATACTTTACCGGGAGACTGCATGACTGATATCAACTACCCACATGACAGCCTCCCTATGCCATTACAGGAAGGATACGGATTCCAGCCTGTAAGCCCGTTAAAACGTACCCAGTTAATCACCGGCCGCGCGCGGCAAAGGCGAGCTTATACGTCCACGCCGACGCAGGCCAGCATCACCTGGTTTATGGAAACCGATGCGCAGGGACTGGCGTTTGAGTCCTGGTTCCGTGATGCGTTATCTGACGGGGCTGCATGGTTCATGATGAAGCTGCAGACGCCGGCAGGCATTAAGTTTTACAAATGCCGCTTCACAGATATATATCAGGGACCGGTGCTGGTGGCCCCGATTTACTGGAAGTACACGGCGACGCTTGAGTTATGGGAACGCCCCCTTGCTCCTGCCCCATGGGGTAATTACCCGGAATGGATCGTCGGCAGCTCACTGCTGGATATTGCGCTGAATAAGGAGTGGCCCAAGGCTTGATTAAAACCGTTTCACCTTCATAATCACTTGTGTCGATTTGTGGGAAAGTCCTTCATGCCGCTCCGTAGCCGGAGCGTGAAATAAAGCGCGGAATAGCGATCCTGCCGGTGAGGGTACACCCACATTCGACACCAATTTTTAAGGTCACCTTCGGGTGGCCTTTTTTATTGGGTAAAAATCATGACAAGACTCAACCGCCTCTACGCCAGCAGCGGACCGGAGGTGATCTTTGAAACGCTGCAGATCACCATTGGCTCTGATGTTCACTACCTTTGCCAGGGTTACGACAACATCACGGCAACGACGGAGAACGGCGATACCGTAACGTTTACCGCCTGTACGATAGACATTGCGCTGCCGGCGCGCAATGCGGACGGCACGCAGGACCTCAAATTTGCCTTGTGCAATATCGATGGTGTTGTGTCCACGGCGATCCGCTATGCGCTGGCTAACCGTCTGTCTGCATTGCTGACGTACCGGCGTTATATTTCCACGGATTTAGCGGCCCCTGCGGAAGTGCCGTATACGCTGAAAATCAAGTCTGGTTACTGGACGGCGACAGAGGCGCAGATTACCGCGGGTTATATGAATATCCTTGATACAGCCTGGCCACGTTACCGCTACACGCTACCTGTATTCCCCGGACTGCGTTATATCAGCTAAGGAATCCCAATGTTCAACCCTGATAAATACCGTTCTGTTAAATGGCAGAAGGGCGGTAGAGCCTACCCGCTACTTGACTGCTTCGGCATTGTGAACGAGATACGCCGCGATCTGAATTTACCCGTCTGGCCCGATTTTGCCGGGGTAACCAAAGACGACGGCGGCCTCGACCGGGAAGCGCGCCGGATGATGCTTACCCTTGAGCGCTGCGAACCCTGCGAAGGGGCCGGGGTGGCCTGTTATTCCGGGTCGACTGTCACCCACGTAGGGATCGTGGTCAGTATCGATGGTCTGCTGCATGTGGCGGAATGCAATCCGGGAACGAACGTCACCTTTCTGCCGTTGTCGCGGTTTAAGCGGCGATTTGTCAAAGTGGAGTTCTGGCAATGACCATTCGTTTTTACCCGTCCCGGCTTCCCGGTGAACCACTCGAAACGCATGAGCATGGTGTAACCAGTATTCGCAGCTGGCTGGTGGCAAATGTTGAAGGCTACGAGGATCGGGATGTCCCACCGCTGACCGTTGAGGTTGAGGGGCTGTTAATTCCGCCAGGCGAGTGGGCTAAGTGTGTGATTCGCCCTGATAGTGATGTCAGGCTTTATCCGGTTCCTTTCGGGCTGGAGACCGCCACAATCGCGTGGATCGGCGTCGGTATCTCCGTTGCCGCTGCAGCCTATTCGTACTTTATGATGAGCAACATCGATACGGGCGGCTATACCTCATCCACAGGGCGGAGTCTCGACCTGAACCCGGCAAAGGCGAATACCGCAAAACTCGGTGATGCCATTCGTGAGGTATTTGGCCGGGTGCGTATCTACCCTGATTATGTGGTGCAGCCGGTTACCCGGTTTGATGCCGCCGATCCTACGAAAATGCGCGTCCAGATGCTGCTGTGTCTCGGTGTCGGTGATCTGATTTATACCAATGGCGATATCAGGGTTGGCAGTACGCCAGCTTCAACGCTACCGGGATTCAGCAGCACCCATTACCCGCTAGGCGCGGACGTTTCCGGTGATGAGCGCAGCGAAAACTGGGTCAACTCCACCGAAGTGAGCGGGACGTCATCCGGCACCGGGCTGGATATGGCCCAGACGTCGCCGGACGCAGACGACATTATCGCAGACAGCATGACCGTCTCCGGATCGAGCGTGACGTTTACCGGGCTGGATACGGATGATGATGACGATAATGACGAGAACGATAACGCACTGCCGCCCAGCTGGGTCGCTGGCGCCGTGGTCGAACTTAAAGCCCCGGCGAACTACCAGATCACCACGGCGGCCGGATACAGCGTTATCGCAAGCCCGCTGCTGACGGAGATCGCGCCGGTAGTAGGTATGCCGGTGACGCTGGGGTTTAACTCTGTCGATTACGATCTGTTTATCGCGTCATATACCCCCGGTCAGGCTGCAGTGCCCGGCACCGGGGGGAGTGCGGCAAAAGTCCAGGCGAGTGCGGCCCCGACCACCTACGATTTTTCGACCAGCTCCAGCACGTTCACGATCACCTGGCAGGGGGGTAGCTACCCGGTGTCGCTGGTGGCTAACTACGTCTCGATGTCGGGACTGCTGGCGGCCATCACCGAGGGACTCACCGGCTCCGGCCTGGTTGCGCAGGACAACGGCGGAACTGTACTGATAACCGAGTCGGCCAGTCCGTTCGCGGGTGGGGCGATCACGTCCTCTTCACTGCCAGCAGCTGTTTTCGGTGATGCCCCGGTTTACACCTCCGGCACGGCATCAACCGGCGGCAGCCCGGCGGTAACGGCGAATGTGACACTCGCCTATAACTCTGCCACGGGAACGGCCTTTTCCGGCATCCCGGAGGGGGAGCAACGGCTTTCACTTGCTCACCGCGGGAATGAGTACCGCATTGTCTCTGCCGACGGCACGACGGCGACGGTGGCGCGCCTGGTTTCCGGTGCCGTTGATGAGTCATGGCCGGGATTCTCCGCCCGGACGATGATCGACTATGAGGCCACTGGTCTTAACGACACGCTGAGCTGGCTGGGGCCGTTCCTGGTTTGCCCTGAGAATGAAGTGGTGGATGCATTCGAGGTGAATTTCTCCTTCCCGAACGGCATCTGTGGCTTTGACAGTAAGGGCAAAAAACGGATCCGCCACGTGGAGTGGGAGATACAGTATCGCGACTACGGTTCCGGATCGGGGTGGGTGAGTCACCAGGGCGAGTATGCGCTGAAAAACGTCAACGGGTTAGGTTTCACTGAGCGGATCACCCTCAGCTCTCCGGGGCTGGTAGAGGTTCGCTGCCGTCGGCGCAATGAGCAGGGCTCAAACAACGCGCGAGACAGTATGTACTGGCAGGCACTGCGCGGGCGACTGCTGACGCGCCCTTCATCCTATCCCGGCGTGTCGCTGATGGCGGTGACCGTTGAGACGGGCGGGAAGCTGGCGGTGCAGTCGGACCGCCGCGTAAACGTTGTGGCCACGCGGGCCTACGACTCAGGAACGGCTAGAACCATTTCGGGAGCGCTGCTGCATGTCGGGAACTCGCTGGGGCTGGAGATGGATGTCGACACCATCAACGCGCTGGAATCCGCGTACTGGACGCCACGGGGCGAAAATTTCGATTTCGCCACGGGCGACAGTATCTCGGCGCTGGAAATGCTGCAGAAGATTGCCAATGCCGGGAAGTCACGTTTTCTGCTGAGTGATGGCCTGGCGACGGTCAACCGCGAGGGGATTAAGCCATGGACCGGTGTGATCACTCCGCATGAGATGGTGGAGGAGCTGCAGAGCGGATTTACCGTGCCCTCAGATGATGATTTTGATGGTGTCGACGTGACGTATATCAACGGGACTACCTGGGCAGAGGAGACCGTTAAATGCCGGACGCCTGATAATCCCACGCCGGTGAAAATCGAGAACTACAAACTCGATGGGGTACTGAATCAGGATCACGCCTACCAAATCGGGATGCGCCGCCTGATGAAATACCTGCAGCAGCGGGTGACGTTCCAGACCACTACCGAGCTGGACGCGCTGTGCTACAACACGGGCGATCGCATAGTGCTCACGGATGATATTCCGGGTAACAACACGATTTCCTGTCTGGTGGAGGCGATGACAACGGCTGGTGGCGTGACAACGTTCACCGTTACGGAGCCGCTGGACTGGTCTTTCGAAAATCCCCGCGCGCTGATCCGCTATCAGGATGGTTCTGCATCCGGGCTGATGGTGGCGAGCAGGGTAGGCGATTTTCAGCTGTCAGTCCCGCACCTGAGCGAGTTTGATGACCCGATGAAGGTTGACCTGTCGTCGGCAACCATCGAGCCGATCCGCCTGGTGTTCTGCGGCTCAACGCGCCACGTCTACGACGCCATTGTAGAGGAGATCGCGCCGCAGTCTGACGGCACCTGTCAGATCACCGCAAAAGAATACCTCGAATCGTTCTACCAGTACGACGACGCCACATACCCCGGCGACGCTGCTTAATACCAAAAAAATCCCTTTCAACTTTTCTTTCGCTCAAACCCTCGTTTGGGCGAAGCCTTTTTTGGAGCAAAAAACATGGCCGAGTTTATCCCGCCGCTGGGGAGCACGTCTCCCGCTGTGCTGCTCGATAACGCCGAGCGCCTGGATAAGCTGG